ATATGGATTGAATATGGAATAGTTTTCACTATCTTTGCAGTGTAACCAGGAGCTTGATGGCAATAAATATTGTCATCAGGCTCTTTTTTTATTGTCTATCTGTCGAATAATGGAATCCCCCGTCTGGCTTCACAGTCTGACGGGGGGAGGTTAAATCCAATCAATAATAGTTTTGAAAGAATCAGGTCAACAAAGTATTGACAAAGATAGTGAAATATGAATAGTAAGCAATATGGATATGGATTTATTTTGCATATATATAAATTCTCGGCATTTTTTCAGGAAAGATAGGGACAGTTGAGAAATAAAGGAAACAGGATGAATAATTTATCATATAATAATTAAACGGTGAATGTAATGGAGATAGATATTGCAAACATTATTAGTGCTGCCGGAACATTGCTGGCAGCTTATTTCGCCTATAATCAGTATACCAAAAACAAACTGACTGATTTAAAAGTGGAATATTTTAAAAAAGAGGAGGAAAGAAGAAGTTACCACCGCAGCGAGAACTCCGCCAAGGTGTTCGGTGAGCTGTGGCGTGTACTTTATGAAACGAAAGCAGACAGGGTATATATCGTACAACCCCATCCTTTAGGGCATATAGCTTTTCTTTCGGTGCAGTTCGAAGTAAAACGAAAAGGTATAGCCGGAATGCGTGAAAACATCCAATCACTTCCCATGAGTGAAGTGGCCGTTTTTGCAGAAAATCTCGCAAAGAATCTTTTCATGTTCTACTCAGATATTGATAACCAGGTTAAGGATAAGGTTGCCAAATCTCTATTATCAACAAATGGATGCAACAGCGTCGCTATTAAACGGCTTAATTCATCTCAAGATTGGGTTGGAAATATCTTTTGTGAGTTTACAGATGAAACGGATTTGAATGAAGATGAACTTCATAAGGTCTTGCATGAAGCAGCGGTCAACATACAATATATCCTGCCGGAATTCAAAGAAAATAAAATCGAATAATTATAATTAATGAATAGTATGGCTGACGTAAGAAAACTTGCACCGTTTATCCTAAAGTGGGAAGGCGGTTTTGTAAATGACCCTGACGATTTGGGAGGGGCTACCAATACGGGCGTGACTATCGGCACATGGAAATCGTGCGGCTATGACAAGGATGGTGACGGTGACATAGATGTGGATGATCTACATCTGCTTACTCGTGAGGACGTTGTTAATCGTGTACTCAAACCACATTATTGGGATAGATGGAAAGCTGATTTGATACAGGATCAATCTGTGGCAAATATTCTTGTGGACTGGGTGTGGGCATCCGGTGCGCACGGAATTAAGATTCCTCAACGCTTGCTTGGTGTTACGATGGATGGCATTGTAGGTCCCAAGACCATTGCCGCAGTAAATGCCAAGAATCCGCGTGAGTTGTTCGACATGATTAAGATTGCCCGGTTTGACTTTATCGAGGATATATGCCGGAAACGCCCAGCAAACAACAAGTTCAAACGGGGGTGGATGAACCGCATAAATGATATCTCTTATGTTGGTTAGAGTTATGAACTGGGTAAGCCGGCATATATTGCTGGCTCCTTTCATGTGTCTGTTCCTGCTGTTCGGATCATGTGGCAGCTCGCATAAATCTGTCAAGTCAGACACTAAGATTATACAGAAAGATAGTACACGTGAATCTGTCAATATCGTACACGGATCAAGTACGTCTTTGAGCGAACTCATTACCACTAATGGTAACTATGTAATTGATTTCCGTATCTATGATACCCGAAAACCGCCCGACAGTCTGACTGGAAAACCTCCGTTATTGGCAGACGGTCATGTGGAAGGTGATTTCAGCAAGAATAAAAGGAAGGAAACTGCAATCAAAGACAGTACGGAAGTGAAAGCTGACAAGGAAACCACTTCCAATACCCGTGAAGAAAACCGGTCAGAAACCATAAAAGAGAAAAAAGAATCCACGCTGCCTGAACAAATCGGTTTTGCCTGTGTTTGTGTAACCGTTTTGATTGTCGTTATGCTGATAGTAAAGCATTGGCGCAATAGACAATCTTCATCATAAGACTTTAAATTTATAAATTGGACTGCCCCAGCTCGTGATGAGTCGGGGCTATTTTTGTAATCTTTGCCGGAACTAACATTAACTTATGTATTATGGCTGAAAAAAAAGAATCTTATTCCGAAGAGGAATTGAATGAAATGATCGTATGGTTCAACAACCATGCTGATGAACTTCCCAAAGAAATGCAAATTAACAAATCCGCTTTCACACCGGATTTGAAACTTACTGTTGAATCCTGTATCATGCAAGCCAAGCAATGTCTGGGCAACTATAAGATGGCCGGAGCTTTTAGATTACTTCAACAAATCAAAGCGAAGATTGAGGATAATAAATAAAATCTCATATTTTACTTTTTTTAGAATATCAAGCGGCCCAGTGACGGGTAACCGCTTAATATCTGCTTACTAAAAATCTCCTTGATAATTTTTTATAAGATCATTGGCTTCCTGTATATCATGAGGCGTGTAAATATCTGTCATCAATATACTGCTGTGACGAGCTTGGTCACGTACGCTTAACACATCATAATGTCGTAACATATTCGTTATACCTGTATCTTTTAAGGAATAAAACTTATATTGGGCGGAAAGCTTTAAATCTTTTCTGAGATGATGTGCCCACCAGTCCCGGAACATTTTTTCAGATCTTTTTGTTTTACCGGGACGAAACCCGTCAGAGAATAAATAATAATCACCGGGATTGTTGAAAATGTGCAGGTCCAACATGAGATGTATGACTTTTGATGGTAATGTAATAGTGCCATCTTTGCGATTTTTTGATATATTGTCTGATACGAATATTGTTTGCTTTTTCAAACTTATATCGTTTAATCTCAATCCTACCATTTCCGCCGGTCGGATAAAACAATAGTATAGAATATAGCTTGCCAGCAACATATAGGGGTTATGGTTCTTTAAGTAGTCGCTCACTTTTGCAAGTGTTTCCGGTGGCAGGATGTTGCGTAGCTTTTTTTTCCCTTTTCTTCCCAGACTACTGATCCCGGCTGTTGGATTCTGTGTTAAATAGTTATGGTTCAGACAGAAGGTGGAAAAAGACTTCAAAAAACCGAGATAGTTATCGCGCGTAAATGCAGTGTTATCCCTAGTTATATACACTTCGTCAAGCAGCATAACACAAAAATCCTTATCAAATTGGTAAATGTAGGTGATAGGGACCTTTTTCTCTTCATTGAAGATTTCCATATTACGAAGGTAGGAGCTATAAGATTTGATCGTTTCTTGTCGGTATCTCCCGTCCCTTTGCATTTTGGCGAGAAAAGTGCGGTATTTGTCTATTACATCTTTGAACAGTAGAAAGGCGTTGCCGCATTCTTGCTCAATCCAAGGATTCCATCCTGTTGCGAGTTTTTCTGATAGTCTGTTGATGCATCCTTTGGCGTATGCCCTTCTTTCCTTAACGGATTTGATGAAGTTCAGTTTGATCTTTTTCCGTTTCATCACTCCGTCAACAGGATTGAATGCGTAAAAGTCAATGTACCAATCTTTACCCGTATGTAATATAGGTGGTGTGTAACTCTTGATTTCTTGGATTTTGGACATTTTTTTTTATTTGTTTTTGCTAACAGCAGAAACAAATGGTTAATAATTCCCGTCCCGATTTCGTCCCGGCGGATTTGCTTAAAATGAGATAAGCCACTGACTTTCAGTGGCTTATCCTTTACAGTGTCGGAATGAGGCGACTCGAACGCCCGACCCCTACGTCCCGAACGTAGTGCGCTACCAACTGCGCTACATTCCGTTTCTGTTTTGCGAGTGCAAAGGTAAAGCATTTTTTTGAAATCAAAAAGAATTTCATAGAAAATTTGCAAAAAATTTGTAGAATCAAAAAATATGCCTACCTTTGCAACCGAAAACAAGAAACAATAGTTTCTGAGAGGTCTTCTATTACAAAGTGAAAAGCTCTACCGATAACCATTTTGGTGCCATAGCTCAGTTGGTAGAGCAAAGGACTGAAAATCCTTGTGTCCCCGGTTCGATTCCTGGTGGCACCACCAAAGTAAGTTTTTCACTTTAAAGCAGTTACAGTAAAATGTAACTGCTTTTTTTATGCTTTAAGCCCTCGTTTACGCCCTGCGATTAGGAAAAATATTTTCAGAGTATACAAATAAAGATGTGACTCGTGTCAAACTGGCACTTTGGTATAATGAAATTGAAGAGTTTGGATATGATACATTCACCACTGTTGCAAATTCCATTGAGAACCATTACGAACGGATATTAAACTACTTTGTAAACAGAAGAACAAATGCTGCTGCGGAAGCTTTTAATGCAAAAATCAAAGCATTTAGGGCTTCATTTCGTGGAGTAGTAGATAAGAGGTTCTTTCTGTATAGATTAGCAAAAGTTAATCCCCCCAAGAATTACAACTGAACCAGAAAAATTAGTATCACTCCACAAACCTAATTTACAAAACATTTCAATCGTTTGATTGATATATTTCATCATGTTCGATAAATTTTTCCCTGCATCTTCAAGCTCTCGTCTGATTTCTGCTAATCTCGAATTTAATTCGCTCATAATAGCCATATATATATTTCACTATTAATTTCTCCCAAACCGAACTTTGACTGTATTAATTCGATTTTCACACTCTGTTTTCCGTTTTAAAAGGACTTTCTTTATTTCACCTTTACTTTGTATTTTTCAAAAACCTTTCTTAAAACGATTGATATACTTCTGATGCAGTTTCTCTGTACTATGCTATGATTACCTTTACACCCTTTCTTATTACATTTATAATAATCCCGTCCACGTGCTTTCACTGTGTATCCAGTTAAATAGCCGCCACAGTCTGAACAGATGATATGCCTTTTCAATGGAAATGGTTCAGTAATTTCTTTGTGTTCATATCCTGCATTCGATATACCATTCACTTTATTAAACATAGCCTCATCAATTAATATCTCTTGATTACCTTTTATAACTTCATCCCCCAACAAACTATGTTGTATATACCCACAATAAAACGGATTATGAAGAATTTTGGATAACCCCAACCCCTTTAACCGCTGAACTTTTTCTATATCTCCAATCCCCTCTGTTGCTTTCCAAATAAAAGCATCACGCAATATTTTGCCCGTTTCATTTACTGTAAGAATATGGTCTTTGTCAATCTTTACCTTATCATACCCTAATGGTGGTTTGGAATACCAGTTACCTTTTCTTTGACAATCAGTCATACTAACAACAGCTTTATCTCTTCTCAAACTATTTCCAAATTGGTTAAAAAGAAAAATCATGTTTTCCATGAATGTGCCAGCTGCACTATCTGGGTCAATTGCTTGCGTTGCTGAAACAACATAAATACCTTTTGCTTTTAAATACGCTTTTGTCATTATGCCCTCTGGACCTGTACGAATAAAACGGTCATAAGAAGCAACTAATATTACATTAATTTCCTTATCTTTAGCCACTTTTTCAATCATATTATGATATAGTTTCCCCTCAGTCTGTGCGCTCTCATTAGTATCCCCAAAATATTCTTTTATGCGGATACCTTTACTAGCAGCATATTCATCACAAATTCTTTTTTGCGACTCTAAACTACCGTTGTTGTCCGCTTGTTTCCCCGTTGAGACTCGTGTCCAGACAGCAGCAACTTTATGCTCCAATTTGGAATACTCTACTACTTTCTCTTTACTTTTTTTTCTTACTCATAAATCATCAAATTAAAGATTAAACGTAATAACACCTAATGTATAGAAGAATTCCAGTATCTTTTTTTGTTCTTCTTTATCTAAAACACCTATTGTTTGAAATGTCTTATCATAAACTGTCAATTCATCCTCGTTAAACATTTGTTATAAAGGATTATTTGTCACGCCCTAATGCCCATAAGCTTCTATCATTTCATTACGAATAGCACTGACTATCTTGTAATTGGTTATAGAACTGGACGGATTTACCATGACTCCACAGAAGACCTGATAGAGTATGTTGCCGTTAAGATGTGCCACCAGCTGCCTGTCGGAAAAGCCAATGTAGGTTCAATGCCATAAGAGCAGTCCTAGCAAAAAGACTGAAAATGTTCTTCTAACCTAGACTCTACTCTGACAGACCCGCTTCTTTTGCTATACGCTCAAACGGAAACACAGAATGAACCTTGTCAAGTTTACTCTCATCAAAAATCTTGCGATATTTTGAAAAAAAATCAAATTCTGTAAAGCCCAAAGTAAGGTAGATCTCGAAAATATTTCGTATTTTAACCATATCTTAGTTTGAATATTTCCCTCGCTTTGGCAGCCAAACCTTATTTGCGGGGAAGATCTAAACATACACAAAAGCCAACTAATTCGCAATAATTCAAGTATAAATTAGTTGATTTATTTTATATATATGCTGCAATGGTTTTTCATATCCTTCAAATAAAAAATATCTCTTCCTTCTCACTATAAGAAGAGAATGAATCATAAATATTACATTATGACGCATCCTCAAAATCGTTCATCTACCCAATCTCATAAATTAACGATTCTATTTCACATATATAGAGTAAAAGTCAGATAAAATCTGTGATTCTTAATTTATAATCAATGGGAATTGTTTTATCTAGTTGGTCCAACAATTCTTTTCTAAAGAAAGGAATATTATGAGCTTTTTCTATAAATGACAAAGGTGAACTATAAACTATGTTTAATAAGGTATCTGCCTTTTCTTTTGAATAGTTTTTCTCCACCAATCGCAATAATTCCATTTCTTCGGCTCCATCACGCCAACGCTCTAATCTGGCAGAGGCTATAGGACCTTTACATCCCAAGATATCACCAGGATAAATGAGTATACCATCACCATGTGGCATATCAGTGATATAAGTAAATGGATTTCGTTTGTGATAAATATTACAGTTCCAATAGAGAAAACCTTGGCTACCGTTTTTCCAAGTACGCCACATGATAGCTCTTTGCTGTATCCCCTTCATCTGTAATAAAAAGTTTGGTTCATTTCCACCTGGTTGCCAACAAACATAACTCCACCAGTCTATACCTTCAGGCACTTTATAGCGTATATGTTGCACTTCTTCTTCATTGCCTTTACAAGGAGCTAAACTTATAGTAGCAACATGAATATGATGTTTCAAATAGTCGAACACTGCATACAAATCTCCTTTACGTGGACCGTTTCGGGGACCACAAAAGAATGTGGTTAAAATCCGAGCATCTGAAGCATATTTCCGAATAATATTGACTTTTCGTTTGATTTGCTCATAATCCTCCATATAGGCAGGTTCATCCCAAATATAGAAAAGTGATTCTTTTAATTTTCCTTTCTTTTGGATATTACATAATAAAGACGC